GTGGACGGTGAGGGCGACCCTTGCGCATTGGCGGAACGTCGTGCGTCAACGTTTAGCAGGCGCAAAATCATTCTGACTTCGACGCCAACGGTCAAAGATACAAGCCGGATTGAAACGGAATATTTGGCATCGGATCAACGTCGATATTTTGTCCCGTGTCCACATTGTGACCACATGCAATGGCTGCAATGGAAGAATTTGCAGTGGCGTGACGGTGATCCAAAGACTGCTGCGTACGTCTGCGAGAGTTGCGGGAGCCACATACCAGAGCATTACAAGAGCGAAATGCTTCGCAAGGGCGAGTGGCGTTCGACTGCTACCAGCCAAGATCCTCGGACGGTTGGATTCCATTTGTCCTCCTTGTATTCACCGTTGGGCTGGAAAAGTTGGGAGGAGATCGTTACTGAATTTTTACGTGCGAAAAACGACGCTCCCTTATTGAAGACTTTTGTTAACACGATTTTGGGCGAGACGTGGGAAGAGGAAACGGGGGCAAAACTCGGTGCGGATAGCCTTTCGGAACGAGCTGAGTTCTACCCCGCTGGCGAGGTGCCCAAAGGCGCTGTTATTTTGACCGCTGGTGTTGACGTACAGGACAACAGGGTTGCTGTCGGTTTGTACGGCTGGGGTAGCGGGGAGGAATGCTGGTTGATTAGTCATACAGAGGTGTATGGCGATCCAGCCGGTGAAAAGTTGTGGGGTCAAGTTGACGACCTACTACTAAGGGATTATCCGCATGCCGAAGGAGGGAGAATCAAAGTTTCGGCAATTGGTGTTGACTCTGGTGGTCACTTCACGAGTGAAGTTTATGCGTATGCCAGAAGTCGTAAAGGAAAAGGTGTGTTTGCGTTGAAAGGTCAATCGGTGAGAAATAAACCGCCGATTGGAAAGCCTTCCAAAGTTGATATTAATTACAAGGGTCAAGTGCTGAAAAATTCAGCAGAGGTCTATCCCGTTGGCAGTGACACGATCAAGTCCACTCTCTTCGGCCGGATGAAACACAACGAAATCGGCGCTGGATACATTCATTTTCACGCCGAGGCTGGCCAAGAGTATTTCAAGCAGCTCACCAGTGAGAAGCAGGTGGTGCGTTACGTCAAGGGTTTTGCGATTCGTGAATGGAAGAAAAAAGCTGGTGATCGGAACGAAGCATTGGACTGCTTTGTGTACAGCTACGCTGCGCTTCACTTCCTGTACATGCGCTTTAACAGAAATACGATCTTTGAGCAATTTGAACGAAGTATTGCCAAGCAGCAAAAATCTCTTGATACCAGTGACGTATTGCCCGACAAGCCGATAGACTCACCGTATCGCCCGCCACAGAGACGGGTACGGCGCAGCAATCCTTCCTTCGTGACGAGCTGGTGAACATTCTTGTCCCGAGTCTGATCTACGCGGGTGACACCGTCGTTTTTGACGTGCCTGCATTCAAGGATGCGATCGGCACCAATGTTGATAGCGGCAGTTATACATTGACTTGGTACGCCCGTACAAACACCGCTACGGAGGGTGCGACTGTTGTTGGCACCGCTGAAGGTGATGGCTGGCGGATCAATCTGTCATCGGCAACGACCGCTCAATTCAATGCTGGCAAGTGGACGTGGCAGGCAATTGCCACCTACAGCACCATCCAGTACACCGCTGGACGTGGCCAATTCACTGTCAAGGCGACAGCTCAATACACCGGTACACCCAGAGCATTTGATGATCGCTCCCGCGCTGAAATTGACCTTGGTTACGTCGAAGCTGCAATTCGCACACTCGCGCAAGGCGGCATGGTGCAGGAATACACGATTGGTGGTCGTAGCCTGAGGAGGTACAAAATGGCTGAGTTGCTGCAATTGCGAGACGAACTTAAAAATGAGATCGCAATGGAGCGCAAGGCTGAGCGCATCCGTCAAGGTCTTGGCAATCCTGGTCTCGCCAAAGTGAGGTTTCGCTAATGGCAATCTTCGGTATCGGTCGCACTGGCAACCTCAAGCGTCAACTTGCTGAAGTTGAACAAAAGAATTTGTATCTGAAGCGTGCTTATGCCGCTGCACAAAACAACAGGCTGACTTCTGATTGGGTTAGTCAAGCCACATCAGCCGATAGCGAAATTCGTGGCAGCATCCGCATGCTGCGTAATCGCGCCCGTCAGTTGGTGCGTGATTCTGATTTTGCCAAGGCTGCATTGCGAGCTGTTCGCAATAACGTTGTTGGCACTGGCATTCGCATGCAGGCTCAGGTGCGCATGCAACGTGGCGGTCGTCTTGCCGAAGATGTAAACCGTCGAATCGAAGAAGAGTGGGATCGCTGGACATCAGCAAAGCGTTGTCACGCTGGTGGCAAGTTGAGCTGGTATGACATTCAGCGTTTGAGCATTACGTCGATGCTTGAATCTGGCGAAGTATTTATTCGCCTCGTCAAACAGTCTTTCGGCAACAGCAAAGTGCCGCTTGGGCTGGAAATCATCGAGTCGGATTTGCTTGATGATGATTACAACGCCATTGCCAACAACGGCAATGAGATTCGGATGGGCGTTGAAATCGATAAGTGGGGGCGCCCTGTTGCGTATCACTTCTTCGATTACCACCCCGGTGATTACCAATTCAGCTATGCGCAGAAAGCAGTCAAGCGCCGCATCCGCATTCCCGCTGAAGACATCATTCACCTGTATTCGATTGAGCGTCCCGGTCAAACACGAGGTGTAAGCGCTTTTTCAACGGCGATCATGCGCCTGCGCAATCTTGGTGGCTACGAGGAAGCTGAAATTGTGGCTGCTCGTGCCAGCAGCAGCATGATGGCGTTCGTCAAGACACCTGATCAGGAGCTGTTTGAAGACGGCACCTTTGATCAGGAATCTGTTCTTGATTTCAGCCCCGGCAGCATTCGTCGTTTGGCACCGGGTGAAGAGATGCAGTTCTTCACGCCAAATCGCCCTGATGATGCATTCACGCCGTTTGTGCAACAGATGCTGCGTGCTGTGGCCGCTGGTATTGGTTGTTCCTACACCCAAGTAAGCAGCGACTTTTCGCAGAGCAACTACAGCTCCTCACGTCTTGAATTGCTTGAAACACGCACGCATTACAAGACGCTGCAGCAATATCTGATTGAGTCGTTGTGTGAAGAGGTGTATGAAAAGTGGCTCGAAATGGCAGTCTTGGCTGGTGTACTTGACCTACCTGCGTTTGATAGCAATCCCGAACGCTACGAGGAGGCGAAATGGATTGCGCCGGCTGCTCAATTTGTTGACCCACAAAAAGAAGCAGCAGCGTATAAAGAATTAATTCGCAGTGGCATCATGACGTTGTCACAAGTCATCGCATTGCACGGCGGTGATTTTGAGGATCAAATGCGTCAACGCCAGCATGAATTGGCGGTTGCTGATGAGCTTGGCATCATCCTCGACACTGATCCTTCTCAGGTCTCGAACAGCGGTGTAACTCAGCCTGTACCTGTGCCGCCCACTGAACATCCGCTACAACATGAAGAAGAACCTGAATTGGAAGACATAGACTGATGTCAAAGCCATTTCTTGAGCTAATGAAACGCGAGGCGAAGGGTTTCGCGCCAAGTCAGCCACAGACTCGTTCGGCGCCTGTTGTTGAACCTGTGGAAGATGGGCGCCCTTACCCCAATGAGCATGCTGCTCGTTTGAAAGATCCTGATCAATACGATCGCATTCGCCGCGTCAATGACGAAGGTGGTGCTGGTGTTGATTTCATTTATGGCATCAAGGATGGCACTTCTGAAATTCAAGCGATTCGATTTGACGCTGATCGATTCACCCCTGCTGAAGCCCGTCAATGGCTGAGCGATAAAGGGTTTGAAGCGATTGAATTCGAGGAAGCAACGGGCGAACGCGAAGAGCGTGCTGAACCCGATGGTCTAAAAGTTGGTGATTTTGTGAGCTGGGATAGCTCAGGTGGTCGCGCACGTGGTCGTATCGTTCGCATCGAACGCGATGGCAGCATCGATGTGCCTGACAGTGAATTTACAATCACTGGAACGGCAGAGGATCCGGCAGCTTTGATCACTATTTATCGTGATGGCGAAGCAACCGACACTCAAGTCGGCCATAAATTCAGCACATTGACCAAGATCGACTCTGTTCGCTTTTTTGAAGGCGAAACACTGAAGCGTGCGCTTAGCACTGAATTCCGAAGTGTTGATGAAGAACGTACGCTTGAATTCCCCTTTGCTAGCGAAGAACCGGTTGAACGTTATTACGGAATGGAAGTCCTTTCCATGGATACAAAGTCCATGGATTTGTCTCGTCTAAATGACGGTGCACCACTGCTTTATCAACACGATCCAGATCGCATTGTTGGTGTAGTGCAAAAGGCATACATCAAAAACAAGCGCGGTTACGCCAAAGTCAAACTGGCCAACAACGAACTTGGTCGTGAAATGCAAGAGCTGATCAAAGACGGAATTATCCGTAATGTCAGCTTTGGATACAAAATTAATCAAATGGAAGCCGATGAGTCGACTTCACCAGTCACTTATCGTGCTACCAGCTACCAGCCTTTTGAGATTAGTTTAGTGACCGTGCCTGCTGATCAAACAGTGGGCATTGGTCGCGCCTTCTCTCATAATGAAGGCACGGAAACGGCCTCAGCCGTATCTACACAAACCATCGGAGTTGAAACCGTGGATCAAAACCTCAACATTGAGGCTATCCGCGCTGAGGCCGCTCAGGCCAAGGCGAAGGAAGTAGCCGAAATGATGGCTCTTGGCCAACGCACCAAGAACATCGACATGGCTCAGGAGTTTATTTCTAACTCCCGCAGCCTTGAAGAACTGCGTTCTGCCCTTCTCGAAAAGATGGGTGTGCAGGAGAAGCCCATTAATCCTAAGGACGCCGAAATCGGCATGTCCGATAAAGAGAAGCGTGATTTCTCCTTCATCCGTGCCATCAACGCTCTGGCACACCCCAACAACAAAGAAGCTCAGCGTGCTGCTGGTTTCGAATTTGAAGTCAGCCGTGCTGCTCAAGAAAAGAGCGGTAAGGAAGCTCGCGGCATCCTGATCCCTGCCGATGTGCTGGGTTATGGCCGTCGTGATCTGACTGTTGGCACTGCTTCTGCTGGTGGTGATCTGGTTGCCACCGAGCTGATGAGCGAGAGCTTCATCGACCTGCTCCGTAAAGCACTGGTGCTGCAAACTGCTGGCGCCAACGTGATGACCGGCCTGCAGGGCATGGTTGCAATCCCCCGTCAATCCGGCGGTGCTACCACCTACCACGTGGCTGAATCCGGTTCGATTACTGAATCGCAGCTCACCGTGGATCAGGTGACCATGCAGCCTCGCACCATCGGTGCTCTGACTGATTACAGCCGCCGCCTGCTGCTGCAATCCAGCATCGACATTGAGAATCTGGTGCGTCGTGATCTGGCTCAACAGATTGCTATTGAGGTTGAAAACCAAGCCATCAACGGCACTGGCACCGGCTCTTATCCGCTGGGCTTCCTCAATGTGACCGGTATCAACACCGAGTCTGGCTACAGCACCTTCGCGGATTACGTGAATGCTGAGGCTGCCCTGAGCACCGACAACGCTCTGCTTGGCACTCTGGGTTACCTGATGAACTCCGCACTGCGCGGCACTCTGAAGGTCACCGAGAAGTCGGCATCCGGCACCACCGCTAACTTCGTGTACGAAGGCGACAACACCATCAATGGTTACCCCGCCTACGTGTCCAACTCCATGCCGAACAACACTGCGGTGTTCGCTAACTTCAGCGACATCATGATCGGCTTCTGGAGCGGTCTGGACATCATGGTTGACCCCTACACCGGTTCCGCTTCCGGCACCGTACGTGTGGTGGCCATGCAGGACTACGACGTGGCCATTCGCCACCCTGAGTCCATCTGCAAGCTGTCCTGATGATGTGGGAGCAGGTAATGCGCATTCAAATGCTGCGTAACACCATTGTTGATCTCAAAGAGGTCAAGATTGGTGACATCGTTGAAACCGATCGCAAATCAGCTTTGCTGTTGATCGGCATTAAGAAAGCCATTCCTGCTCCCATTCCTCAGGAAGTAGTGATCGAGGCTGAAGTAGAGCCTCAACCCGTAAAACCCGCTCCCAAACGGAGAAAGACCAATGATTCACAATCTCGGGTCGAAGACCACTCTGCTGGCAGTTCGTCCTAACGCTCTGGCTGCCTCTACTGGTGTTGGCTCTGCCATCGATCTGCTCGATTACGAAGGCGACATCGCTTTTGTGCTTGATGCATCCGCTGGTGGTTCTGGCATCACCTACGCCGTGAAACTGACCGAATCCGACACTTCTGGTGGTACTTACACCGATGTGACCGGTGGCGCTTTCACTACCACTGACGCCAACACTGCGCTGCAGGAAAAGCTGTTCGTTAACAGCAATGACCTCAAGCGTTACATCAAGGCCAGCGTCACCGTTGCAGGTGGTACTGGTACTGGTTTCGTGTCGGTAACCGGCCTCGCTTCTAAGAAGTACGGCAACTGATCCTGATGGCAATCCAAGAGACGCTGGCATTTTTGAACGTTGATGAGTTCGGGGTTACCTGTTCCATCGGCGGTTCAAGCTTTGTTGGCATCTTGGATTCGCCTGTGGAGGTGCTGGCGGGCGGCATGGCATTAAGTCGGGAGTATTTGCTTTACGCGAAAACTGCTGATGTCAGCTCTGCCGTCCGTGGCACTTCAATTACTGTTGATTCGGTCTCTTACACCGTCAGGGAGAACCGAGCGATTGATGACGGTTTGTTTTCTGAATTGTTGTTGAGCAAAGTCTGATGGCACGTGTTCTTGGCCTCAGTGGCGAGCTTTCTGACAACATTCATACATTTGCAACGCTGACCACAACGGGAAGTAGTGCTGCAGTTGAAGTGCAGGCTTCCATGTTTACGTTCCAGCATGTGATTACTGGCGGCAATATTGAATTCAAAGAGCAGGGCAGCCTAGACGGAACTAATTGGTATGACTTGGCTGATGCAAAAACAAAGGG